TTGGTTGTTCGGTAAGCGCAACAATGCAGAGAACATGCTCCGTGAGGCATGTGGCGGCCTTGCCTCGCGTCCTGAAGGATTTGTTACCTGGCTGACCACTCAATCCGACGAAGCTCCTGCGGGCATCTTCAAGCAGAAACTTGACTATGCCCGTGGCGTCCGGGATGGCAAGATTAACGACAACAGCTTTCTTCCTGTTTTATACGAGTTTCCTGATTCTTTCCTCAAAGATAAGAAATACCTCGACAAGCAATACTGGTACTTGACCAATCCGAATCTCGGGGCGTCGGTTGATGTGAAGTTCCTTGAGCGGGAATTTAGCAAAGCGGAATCTGCCGGTCACGAGTCCATGCAGGGATTCCTTGCAAAGCACCTGAATGTAGAGATGGGAATGTCCCTCAAGTCTCAGCGGTGGGCTGGGGCTGACTTCTGGGAGGGTGCGGCGGGTGAGGCAACCCTTGATAGCATCCTTGAAAAATCAGACGTTATCGAAATCGGCATTGACGGGGGCGGTCTTGACGACCTATTGGGGCTGGCCGTGATAGGTAGAGAAGCCAGCACAGGCTTATGGCTTTTGTGGACACGCGCATGGGCACATAAAATCGCTTTAGAGCGCAGAAAATCAGAAGCTCCAAAATATCACGACTTTGCCAAAGACGGAGATCTGATCATCGTTGACGAAATCGGCCAGGATGTAAAGCAGTTGGGGGATATTGTCAGAAAGTGCGATTCCGCAGGATTACTTGACCGGATAGGCGTTGACCAGGCGGGGATAGGGGCAATCGTTGACGAACTGGAGTCCGGTGATGAAAAAGGCGTTGGAGCGATAGACCATGATCGAATTGTGGGCATCCCGCAGGGCTGGAGGTTAAACGGGGCCATCAAGACCACCGAGCGCAAAATTGCTGAAAAGACATTGATTCACGGTGGACAGGCGCTAATGAACTGGTGCGTCGGAAATGCAAGGGTTGAGCCGAGGGGAAACGCAATCTCCATTACCAAGCAGGCCAGCGGGACGGGCAAGATTGACCCGCTGATGGCGACGTTCAACGCTGTTTCCCTTATGGCATTAAACCCACAGGCAAAGAACCAGCGATCCGTTGACGAGGGGCTATCTGTCGAAGAAATGCTAAAAAGAATGAGTTTGTGAAAGGAGATTATGGCGTACCTTCATATCGAAAATCTTTATAAGGCGCGGGACATTATGCTTTTCAGGGAGTGCTACGCGATGGAAAAAATCCACGGAACCTCCGCCAAACAAAATACAAGATGTTTACAAGAGTCACGGGAATACCTGTTTATTACTGCCACGGTCTTAAACAGATAGAAAGCACCGTCGGGAAAGTGAAGGTGTGCTTATGAGACTACCTGACGAATTATGCTTATATTGCCGCCGCAAATCGTTTACCCATAAAGGGCAAAAGATACATTGCTCTGGCGACTGCTTGCTTCTTGATATTGTCGGCAAGAATATTCCATTGAGAGAAAAGTTATTACCAGGACTGCGTACCGATGAAGATAGGGACTATAAGGTTGTCTTAAATGAATACGCTTCCGACCATGAAGCCAGAACGGAGCTATTGCCCCAAATAAAAGATAAGCGAAAAAGAGCAATCGCCGCAATGTTATTAGCAGGATTGCATAAAACAGATATTGCCGGCTTACTTTCAATGTCCATAAAGCAAATAGGAAGAATATCAAGTAATAACAACAATATATATGATGAATGAGACTCTAAAATGTCCATTTTAGGCATATATATAGAAGTGAGAGTGAACAGACTAAAAAACTTTTAGTCCAATCTCAGACGATGGCCGCGATTGAATTAGCGGGGGAATCTTGAAGTAGGGGCGGGGCTTCATTGCAAAAACTTGGATGGTTAGTGAAGAAAATCTTTGAGCCATTTAAAGCGATAACCCTTCGGGACGTTCTGCTCGTTGCTGGTCTGGGCCTTTTTTGGTTCGGGCTTTTCCAGTTTCTTCCGTGGGTTTCTTTTACCGTTACGGGTGCAATCATATTCACGTTGGCTTTTCTTTTTGGTGAGAAATAGTGGGGATATTCTCGCAGTTCAGACCGAAGGCAATCAATACCGAGATGGAGCGGTTGATCCGTGAAAGTTTCGGCGGCGGTTATACTTCGAGTGGTTTGGCTGTTAATTCAGACACGGCGATGCGGCAGATGACCGTCAATAATTGCGTCCGTGTTCTTTTTAACTGTGTGTCTCAAATGCCTTGTCATCTTATGGAAGAAGTTGACGGCGTTAAAAATAAAGCGAAAAACCACCCGCTTTACAAAGTAATCAGCAAGCGGCCTAATCCTTGGATGACCGCACCGCAAATGTGGGGGTTGGCGATTGTCCATGTATCACTCAGGGGGAATTTTTATGCGCTAAAAGTAAGAGTAAGGGATGAAGTCAGAGAGCTTCTGCCAATCCACCCCGATAGCGTTTCTGGGATAGTACGAAATAAAGATTGGTCTCTTACCTACAAAATCACCAATGCCTCTGGTGATATTAAAGAATATTCGCAGGATGAGATTTTTCATATTCGCGGATTGTCGCTTGATGGGTTCACCGGGCTTAATCCAATTCAATACGCAAGGGAGTGTATCGGGTTGGGCCTCGCCGGAGAAAAATTCCTGTCCAGTTACTTTGGAAAGGGTCTGCATCCGGGGGCGATATTGACTCATCCGCTTGCGCTGAACCCCGTTACTCATGCCAACAAACTCGAAGCACTGAAAATAAAATACGCCGGTTTGAACAATGCTCAGGACGTGATGCTTGTGGATGAGGGAATGAAGATTGACTTTCCCACCATCAAGCTCGTTGACCAGCAATTTTTAGAACAAATGAAAATGACGGAATCTCAAATCTGCGGGATGTATGGTGTGCCGCTGATGCTTGTTCAGGCGGGAGACAACCCGGAGACGTATGCCAGCGCAAGCGAATTTAAGCGGACTTTTGTTGACATGACGCTGGCTCCGATTGCGGTCAACTTCGAGACAACCATTGACCGTGACTGTCTTACCGAAGCGGATCAAGACAGGTACTACACCAAATTTAATCTTAATTCGTTGCTGCGTGGAAACATCACGGAGCGTTACGCTGCATATCAGATTGGAATAAGCAGCAGGATATTAAACGCAAACGAATGCAGATCGCTCGAAGATTTGAACCCGTATCAAGGTGGAGATGCTTACGAAAATCCCAATACAATATCTTCAGGCATAGACAAGAAAGGTGGTGGCACTAAGGGAGGCAAAAATGAACCTGAACTATAGGAATGAAAGGAATGCAAAGGTTATCGCGGCTATTTACAATAAGCCTTTAGATAAATCCGATTGGTACAAAATAGAGGACGTGGCCGATGATGAAGCCGATGTCCTGCTTTATGATTATATCGGCTGGCCGTTCAATGATGAGCGCGAGTTCGTCCAAATGCTTGCCGGATTAAAGCAGAGCAAGATTGTTATTCGCATAAATTCTCCAGGTGGTGACGTTTTTAGTGCAAATGCGATCTACAATGCGATTAAAGCACATCCGTCTAAGCCAATTACCCGTATTGAGTCACTTGCCGCTTCTGCCGCTTCTTATATCGCTATGGCCGGTTCACAGAAGCAAGCATACAAAAATAGTATGGTTATGATTCACGAACCGATGACATGCGGATGTGGCAATCAGTACGAACTCAGGGAAACAGCCGACATCCTTGAACAGATCAGCGGGCAGATGATTGATATGTACGCAGACAATACCAATATCGGCAAGCGTGAAATCAAGGAAATGCTTAAAGCCGAGACTTGGATGACAGCCAAAGTAGCCAAAGAGAAGGGCTTCATTGATTCGATCATTGAAGCTGGCAAGGGCGCGAAAGCTACCTTTGACCTGTCCATATTCTCGAATCTACCGGATGAATTTAAAGCAGCAGCAAAAAAAGAACCCATTACAGAACGCGATTTAGAAAGGGAAATACGAGATGTGTTTGGCCTTTCTCATAACAAAGCCAAAGAGGTTATTGCGAGATGCAAGGAACTGAAGGGCGATAAAGCAGTTGACGAAGCAGCAGAGGCCGCGAAAAAGGCGGAAATCAACGAACTGAAATCTGAACTCAATAAACTGGCTTCTATTGTGAAGCGATAGCGGAGGAAATAAGATGGAAGAGATTAAGAAAAGTATTGCAGATATTGGCAAGGCCGTTCACGAGCTTCATGCCGAAAACGACAAGTTGCAGAAGGAACTCAAAGAAAAAGGCAGCGTTGATGCCCTGTTGACCGAAAAAGTCGATAAAATCAACAAAGATATTACCGAAATTTCCGCACTGAAACGTCAGTTGGAAGCACTGGAAACCTTAGTGGCCCGTAAAGAGTTTGAAGGTGGCGGAACGACTGCGCTTGACAAAGTGAAAGCCGAACATAAGGCCGCTTTCGAGAAATGGTTCAGAAAAGGCGGTGACGCTGAACTGTCCGCCGTCAAAGAATTGCAGGTGCAGGCCGGTCTTTCTACCCTGTCCGACCCCGATGGTGGTTATCTGGTAGCTCCGGCAGAGTTTGACAGTGCGATTGACCGCGTTGCCGGTACGATTTCGGTTATGCGTCAGTTGGCGACTGTTCGCGCAATCAGCACGAAAGAGTTTACGAAGCTGGTCAACGTCGGCGGAACGACTTCCGGTTGGGTTGCTGAAAAAGAAACCAGAACCGAGACCAGCACGCCTTCCCTGAAGCAGATCGTGTTGAACACCAAAGAACTTTACGCTGAACCGGGATGCACGCAGCTTTCCCTTGATGACAGCTCGATGGACTTGGCTCAGTGGCTTGCGGATGAAGTGTCCGTTGAGTTTGACGAAGAAGAGGGCGCGGCCTTCATTACCGGCGATGGTGTTGCGAAGCCCCACGGTATTGCCGGTTACACGATGGTTCCCAATGCCTCTTACGAGTTCGGCAAAGTCGGTTACATTGCTGGTGGACATGCAACCCTGTTGAACAACGCCGACAAGCTGATTTCGTTGGTTCATGCCCTGAAGCCCCGTTATCGCAATGGCGCAAGTTTCCTGATGAACGACACCACTTGTGAAGTCATCCGCACCCTGAAGAACGGAAATGGTGACTACATTTGGAGAGCCGGTCTGGAAGCTGGCAAGCCCGATTCCCTGTTGGGCAAACCGTGCGCCTACGATGACAACGTGGCCTCCATCGGAGGCAATGCCTATCCGCTGTTCTTCGGGAATTTCAAGAGAGCCTACCTAATTATCGACCGCATGGGCATCCGCATTTTGCGCGACCCGTACACATCTAAGGGCAATGTTCTCTTTTATTGCACTCGTCGCGTTGGAGGAGGCATCGTAAATTTCGAGGCTGTGAAGGCTCTGAGAATCGCAACCAGCTAACCATTAACAGGGGCTTGAAACATAGCCCCATTTAAAAACTCTAATAAGGAGAAAAGATATGAAAGACCTTTACAATAACATTGAAGCCGTTTCTCTGCTTGATCCGATTGCGGTTTCCACAACGCAGACCATTACCGATATTGACTTGGCCGGATTTAATTCTGCCTGCTTGCTGATTTCGGTTGGGCTTAACGCGAATTTTGACGACAGCAACAAGTGGGTTTTCACACTGAAGCACGGCGATGACGGCACAACCTACGCCAACGTTGAAACCGACGATATGCTTGACCTGACCGTGGCTTCCGGCGTGGTACTAACCATTGACGCGGCAACCAAAGATAACACTCTTTACAAAATTGGCTATGTCGGTGGCAAGAGATACCTTGAACTGACTTGCACAGAAACCGGAAATATCGAGGCTCCACTGTCTATTGTGCTTATTAAGGGCGATCCTGAAATCGCACCCGTAGCTTAACCGTTCCCTTAGTGGGATAGGCGGGTAGGGCTTCTCCGGCCCTACTCGCTGTAACCAACGGAGATGGAGGATTTAGAAATGGCAGCAGATACGACATATCAACCAAAAACATACAGACGCGCAGGCGGCGATGAATTAGTAGTCGCCAGTGGCGGAAAAATTATAATCGAATCAGGTGGAACCATTGAGGTCGAAAGCGGCGGAGCTCTTAATATTGCCGACGGTGCGCTTGCTGTTGATGATGTGGCGCTGGCCAACGGGAAAATCCTTGTCGGTAACGCTTCTGGCAAAGGTGCTGCGGTTTCCATGTCCGGGGATGTTACTATTGACAATACCGGAGCAACTACAATCGGAGCCAAAAAGGTTCTCGCCTCCATGACCGCGATTGCTGATGGAAAAATTCTTATCGGTGGAGTGGATGGAGCCGGTGCAGAGCAAACGCTTACTGGTGACGTAACCGTTACCAATGCCGGCGTCACAGCAATCGGAGCAAAGAAAGTAACCGCTGCGATGACGGCTATCGCTGACGGTAAGGTTTTGATCGGTGGGACCGATG